AAGAAACATCGATTTCTATTGCAAGCGGACAACATGATTTGAAATATATAAAAATGAATGGGCGTATTCAAATTGACTTATACAACTATTTCCGTAGAGAAGAAAATCTGACATCGTATAAACTTGATTTTGTGGCAGGTCATTTTATTGGAGACTATGTAAAGAGTCTTTTGATTGAGAATGACACATCCATAATCAAAAGCGGAAACTTAACGGGACTGTTTGCGGGAAGTTATATTCATATTGAAGAAATCGGACATACTACAGAGTATTATGATAATGGCGCCAAGTATCCCGTTGTCAGTGTGGATAAAACCTCGGGAACTTTTATTGTTCAAGGAGAGATTCAACCTGATATGAATAAGAAGGTGCGTTGGTGTTTGGCAAAAGACGATGTAACACCTAAGGATATATTCCGCATGACAAATGGGTCGGCAGACGATCGAGCAGTTATTGCGAAATATTGTATTCAGGATTGTAACTTGGTTCATTATTTATTGAATAAAGTAGATGTCATAACTGGTTTCGTCGAGATGGCGAAAATTTGTTCGGTTCCCATCAATTTCTTAATTCTGCGCGGTCAAGGAATTAAACTCACAAGTTATGTCGCCAAAAAGTGTAGAGAAAAACGCACACTAATGCCTGTATTGAACAAGTTGGATTATGATGATGGATATGAGGGAGCAATTGTACTTGACCCGAAGTGCGACCTCTATTTGGATAATCCTGTGGCGTGTGTAGATTTTGCGTCACTCTATCCATCGGCCATGATGAGTGAAAATATATCACATGATAGTAAGGTTTGGACGAAAGAATACAACCTGGCAGGTGTGTTGATTCGAGAAACTGGAGAAATGGACAAAGAAACTGGTGAATTTGTATATGATAATTTACCTGACTATGAGTACGTCGATATTACTTACGATACATTCAAATATGTTCGAAAAAATCCAACAGCTGCTGCCGAAAAGGTGAAAAGTGGTTATAAAATATGCCGTTTCGCCCAGTTTCCCAATGGAACACGCGCCATTATGCCTTCCATTTTGGAAGAATTATTGATGGCGCGTAAAACAACGCGAAAAATGATCCCGTTACAAGAAGATGAGTTCATGAAAAATGTTTTGGATAAACGGCAACTTGGTTACAAAGTTACTGCGAACTCTTTGTATGGTCAGTGTGGTGCCAGAACAAGTTCCTTTTATGAAAAGGATTGTGCGGCGAGTACAACTGCGACAGGTCGTCTTTTACTAACATACGCTAAAAAGGTTGTAGAAGAATGTTACGGAGACGCTTTGTGTGAAACCTCAAGTTATGGACCTGTTTTGACAAAGGCCGAATATATTTATGGAGATAGCGTGGCGAGTTACACACCCGTTTATGTTCGTTATAAAAAACAAGACGATAAAATAGACATTCTCCCCATTGACGAGTTGGTAAATAAATATGGAAATGGTATTTGGAAAAAATGTAAAGAAGTTGGAAAACAAGAAAAAGAAGTTTGTGAGTTACGAGATTTGGAGTCTTGGTCGGAACAAGGATGGACACCATTATATTGTGTGATTCGTCACCAACTTGCTCCACATAAAAAAATGATGCGTATTTTGACAAATACTGGAATGGTGGATGTTACCGATGATCATTCTCTTCTTCTTCCTACGGGTGAAATGATATCACCGAATGATGTGGATGTGGGAACACGTCTCTTACACAAAGGTGTTGAATTTGTCAAAGAACCAGAACATTATACTGGAAAAAAATATCCCAAAATGTTCGAACTTGATATTCAAGATGGAAATCATTGTACGGTTGCGTCGCAATGTTGTTTTGGTATAAATTATGGATATTATCCCTTCTTTGTAGACCAGCATAAACTTGTTCTCATGTCAAATGATGAATACATTGAAGATGTTGATTCAAAAGATATTGTCAAATATATGGAAGAAATACCTTACGAGGGTTATGTATATGATTTGACAACTGCGAATCATCATTTTGCGGCGGGAATTGGCAACATGATTGTTCATAATACAGATAGTGTGTTTTTCACATTTAATTTACAAACCCCTGAAGGAGAACCCATTCGCGGGAAAAAGGCGCTTGAAATTACGATTGAGTTGGCGCAAGAAGCAGGTCATCTAGCATCCGCATTTTTGAAAGGTCCCCATGACTTGGAATATGAAAAAACATTCATGCCCTTTTGTCTTTTATCTAAAAAGAGGTATGTTGGTATGTTATATGAAACTGACCCAAATAAAGGTAAGAGAAAAGAAATGGGAATTGTATTGAAGCGACGTGATAACGCCCCCATTGTAAAAGATATTTATGGCGGTATTATTGATATTTTGATGAAGGAACAAGATGTCGAAAAGGCAGCCACATTTTTGAGAACATGTTTGAGAAATATGGTGGATGAAAATTATCCTATGGATAAACTCATTATTTCCAAATCATTGCGTTCTGGTTATAAAAACCCACAACAGATTTCGCACAAGGTACTGGCAGATAGAATGACAGAAAGAGACCCGGGAAATAAACCAAGTTCAGGCGACCGTATTCCTTACGTCTTTATTCATAATGCAAATAAAAAGGCGCTACAAGGTGAAAAAATAGAAACGCCGTCTTTTGTCAAGGAACAAGGACTTAAGATTGACTACTCGCACTATATCACAAATCAAATTATGAAACCAGTTACTCAGTTGTTTGCTTTAGTTTTAGAAAAAATGTGGGCGATGCAAAATAAAAAGAGTAAAATTATAAAATTCAAAAAGGAAGTTGAAACATTGTGTCAAAACACAGATCCATCCAAATTTGAAGATAAATTGGAGAAATTAAAGAATAAAGAAGTAAAGGCGTTGTTATTTGATGAGTTTTTGAGAGAAACCAATAACTCCAAAGAAGGTAATCGACCAATGACATCATTCTTTCAACCCAAAAAAAAGTAATAACCGTAATCTAATTAGCAGGGAACCCAGGACTGCTAATTAGATTTATATAAATGTTAACATTAATTTCGAGAAGAATTCGTAACCCTATTATAAAAATATTTAAAAAAATTATACATTTCTTCAAGAGCAACCACATAATTTTCTAGGTCATATGGGTCATACATATCCGAGTCTATATCAGAGTTTACATCAGGGTTTACATCAGGGTTTATATTCGAGTTTACATCGGAATCGTTGTCACCAGTTGACTTCCACGTATTGTGTTCATCCACCATTTATTTAATATACATTATACACAATGTTATGTCTTTATATATTTTTTATCGTCTTGGTAAATCATTCCTATAGTAACCCGTATAAATAAACGTGTTATTTGAAGGGTCATAAAGAGGAGATGGTGACATGTATATACTTGCGTTTGTTGCGTTGTTGCGGTTTCTCCCAAGAGTTGTGTCACTTATTAACAATGACCTTAATAATGTTTCTGTCAAACTGGTTAAATCCAAATTTGACGTTGACCGCTCTGGAATCTCTCGTTCTGTTGTGTTAGGTTGTTCTATCTCTTCTACATTTACATTTACATTTTCATTATTATTATCATTTGCATTGTCAATGTCATTATCATTATCATTTTCATTATCATTTTCATCCTCCTCTTCTTCAACATTTTGGTTTGGTTCTTCTGTCAATGGTGTTCTTATGTCTCTACGACAAACGGGACACCTTACATTTGTTCTCAACCAATTTGTCAATCCATCGCGACTGAATACATGATGGCACCCAACCAATTCTGTCACCTCTGTATTCGCGTCAAACGGTTCCAATGTAAACGGACAACTTGTATTTAAAGGATTATTAATTTGGGAATAAACCGCGTTTCGGGTTGCGTCGCGAATTTGTCGGGTTGACGCAACAACGGGAACATTGTCTTCAAAATTTCTTGGCCAGGCGTTCATCGGGACGTTGAATTCTCCCAAGTATCTCCTCAGTTCTCTAGGCAAAATATTTTCAATTTCTATAATGGGTTGTATAAAGGGTCTGCGAGTTCTCGTTGTTGTACTATTTCTATTTGCGTGAGTGTTTGCGTTTGATAATCCGCCTCGATTTCTTCCTGGATTAAAACGTTCATTCAACGTATTTATAGTTGAAAATCGTTCCATATACCAACGCTCTTGTGAGTTTTCCACAAGAGCAGTTATTAACTCACGTGTATGCTCCTGTTCTCTATATAGTAAATCTATATTACGATTGGTTTCATTATACATATTTATATAATGATCCAATAGTAGTCGATCATCATTTCCTAAATATCGCATGTCTGACATTGTTCTTATTTATTATTATAAAAAATGTTTAAATGTAAACCGCGAAGTAATATAAAGTCACAATGACCACCACAAGTCAAATGGATAATTATATTTATAGAGACAAGGGATTATCTGGACTTTCCAACTTGGGAAATACTTGTTTTATTAATTCTTGCATGCAAATTTTATCGCATACCTATGAGTTGAATAATTTTTTGGATAAAAACAACGGGTTTTACAAAAATATGTTGAAACCGAAATATGATTCTGTTCTCATTCTTGAATGGGATAATCTTCGTAAAATATTATGGAATGAAAACTGTATTGTTTCGCCTGGAAAATTCATAAAAACAATACAAAAATTGGCATCGCTGAAAAATAAAGAACTTTTTACTGGTTTCGCTCAAAATGATTTACCCGAGTTTTTGGTTTTTGTAATTGATTGTTTTCATGTTTCTTTACAGAGAGAAGTGAATATGACTATATCGGGAACGTGTGAAAATGAAACAGATGAGTTGGCAGTTCAATGTTTTGAAATGGTAAAACGAATGTATATCAAGGAGTATTCTGAAATATGGACGATGTTTTACGCTATTCATGTCTCTCAAATTATTGATTTAGAGTCTGGTGAAGTTTTGAGTTCAACACCAGAACCTTTTTTTATGATTGATTTACCGATTCCGTCCAATAACAAGTCACCAAGTTTAATAGATTGTTTTGATTTCTATGTTGAAGGTGAAGTTCTTGAAAATGAAAACGCCTGGTTCAACGAGAAAACAAATCTAAAACAAAATGTTAAAAAACATATATTGTTTTGGAGTCTCCCGCAAATCATGGTTTTAAGTTTCAAACGTTTTGATTATAGAAATCGTAAAAATCAAATCTTTATTGATTTTCCGTTGGATGACTTGGACTTGTCAAAATATGTGATTGGTTACAAAAAGGAAAGTTATGTTTATGAATTATATGGAATTTGTAATCATGGGGGTGTAACCCAAGGAGGTCATTATACCGCGTATGTAAAAAATGCGAATGGAAAATGGTATCACTTTAATGACACATCGGTTGAAGAAGTATCGGTTTTACAACATTTAGTTTCTTCAAGAGCGTACTGTCTTTTTTATAGGAAGAAAAGGAACCTACTATAGGGGGAACCGGGGCTGGTTACACTACCCCTGGCAACCTCCCGCCCTTCGGGGAATTCTAATTCCTTACCTTTTCCCAATCATAAGATTTCTTGATGAAAAACTGTTATCATTTTCCTGGGTTCCCGGTAGATAATTCTGACCTACTATAATAATCAAAAAAACACTTTCGCTAATATATATAATATGGAAGTAAATACAAGTTCAACGCCTCAACCTGAAAATATGTATGATTTTATCAACGGAATTTTAATGAATCCAAGTGTTTTTATTATTCTTACTATCGTGGTCATAGGTTATATCATTTTTTTCTTATCTTTAGGGAGCGGGGGTGGTAGCGGGAGTTCTACTAATATTATAGGAGACATTTCGGCGTCTTCCAATAAAACAAATTCAAATGTTATTTTCGCAATTATGATCGGGGTCGTTGTTGTCCTTTTACTTTTGAATGGTCTTCAATATTTTATGGGTTTGGATGTTATTGCTTCGTTAAAAAATATATTCAATGGAGGAGAACCTACTATAGACATCGTCGTTGACCAAACTGCGATTGCTCCTATTTCCACAGTCCCAGAAATTCCCTTTCGAAAACAAGTTTTCAACATTCCAGGAAACTATTATGGTTATGAAGATGCCAAAAGTTTATGTACTGCGTATGGAGCGCGATTAGCGAATTACGAAGAAATAGAAGACTCATATCAACACGGAGGCGAATGGTGTAATTATGGTTGGTCAGAAGGACAAATGGCCCTTTATCCGACGCAAAAGAACACCTATGATAATCTCCAAAACATAAAAGGACACGAACATGACTGTGGAAGACCTGGAATCAATGGTGGTTATATTGCGAACCCCGCGGTGAAATTCGGAGTAAACTGTTATGGTTATAAACCGAAGATTACAACGGAAGAAGAGGAGATGATGCAAAACATGACACCTTATCCAAAAACAGCGCAAGATATTGCTATGGAAAAACGCGTGGATTACTGGAAGACGAAATTAGGTGATATTATAGTGTCTCCGTTTAACTATGATACTTGGAGTAGAATCTAAATCCACTTTTGAAAAAAGTGGAGCAAAACCTAAATCCACTTTTGAAAAAAGTGGAGCAAAACCTAAATCCACTTTT